ATTACCAATGTTCCTTTTGTTACAGGTCTTCGAGTAAACGACACAACAGGAGATGGCGACCTTTCTAAGAAGTTCCATAACATTCATGACTTCTGTATTGCAAAGAACGTACGTAAACTGAGTGAGGGTGGTATCGGTATCTTTATATCTTCAAATGGCACTCTTGATAGTTCACAGAAACTTCGTGATTGGCTGGTGAGTGAAGGTAATGCAGATGTCGTTGGTGCTTTCCGCTTGAATAACAAAACATTCGGTGGTACTGGTGTTACATCAGATATTATTGTCATTCGCAAGCGTGTTAATGGTCAAGTCTCGCCAAACGCAATTGATGTAAGCACTGTTACAGGTGAGCGTTCTGTTGAATTTGATACTGGCGAAACAAAACGTGTCAAGGGTGTAGATGTTCCAGTTGTTAAACATCTTTCGATGGACTATAACAAATACTTCATTGAACACCCTAAAATGATGGCAGGTAAGATGGAGTTCGCTTTTGAGCATGGCGACAAATATCGTGCTACTTCAAAGGGTCTTTACCCTACTAATGATAAGGCACAAGATAAGTTGTTGGCAGATTTTGTTCAGTCTTTTACAAACATGAAAGATGAGGCTGTGTCAACAAAGCAAGAGGTGCAGCCAGTGAATGTGTATGAAGACCTTGGCAGTGATGTCAAAGAAGGAAGCATGCTTGTAAATAAGGATGGCCAACTCTGCGTGGCTCAACTGGGTCAGGCAGTACCACTTAATCTTAACACGAATAAAGTTAAGGGGCATACAAAAGAAGAATGCTTTAAGGGCTATACTGAAATTAAGCAGGCACTCGCTGATGTCTTGGAGTATCAGACAGAAAACGAAACCGATGAAGGCTTAAAACCATTGCTTGATAAGCTGAATAAGGCATACGACTCTTTCGTAGACACATATGGACATCTCAACAAGAATACTTCTATAGCATTTTTACGCAATGATGTCGATTATCCTAACGTATTCTCTTTAGAAAAATACGAGGAAAAGGCAGATAAAAACGGTAAGCGTGTAGAATCATTCCATAAGACAGACATTTTTAATAAGCGTGTTGTAGAGAAGAGCGTGGAACCACAGCCTAAGAATGTAAAAGATGGTATCGTGGTAAGCGTTTATAAGTCTGGGAAAATAGATATTCCATATATTAGTCATCAGCTTGGGAAGACAGCGGAAGAAGTTAAGCGTGAAATTTTAGCAAGCGGATTAGGTTTCGAGAATCCTGTAAGCAAACAGGTTGAGGTGTCATACCAGTATCTTAGTGGCAACGTAAGAGAGAAGTTGAAGCAGGCTGAGGAGAATAATGAGCATGGAGAGTATAACAGTAATATTAAAGCTCTTAAAGAAGTTGTACCTAATAGCATACCTGCACATCTTATAGAGTTTAACTTAGGCTCATCTTGGATTGCACCAGAACTTTATGAGGAATATGTCAAAGACAAGACAGACGTTGATGTTAAGTTTACAGCAGCAGGTGGAACATGGTTTATGAAAGAGCCGCATTGGACGAACAATGAAAAGAATCGTTCATTTGGCGTGCACAGCGACTTGTTGGATAAACATGTTATGGGGCATGAACTTATAGAAGCGGCTATCCAGAATAAGACTATTACAGTTTCAACGACACGTAAACTTTATAATGGTACGACAGAAACTATTACAGACAAGGAAGCGACACAAGCGTGCTCAAGCCGTATAGACGAAATAAGACAGGAGTTTAAGGACTGGGCACGCAATAAGATGCAGAGTAACCCTGAAATGTCTGACAAGATAGAGCAGGTGTATAATGACCTTTTCAATAATTACGTACCTATCGATATCCCAAGTGAATACATCCCAGAGCATTTCGGAGGTGCTACTCATAATATTACCTTACGTCCACATCAAGCGAAAGCCGTTGTACGTGGAACAATGCAGCCGTTAATGCTTGCACATGAGGTGGGTACTGGTAAGACCTTTACGCTTATTTCTACAGCAATGGAAATGCGTAGACTTGGCACAGCACGTAAGCCTATGATTGTAGTGCAGAATGCTACAGTAGGTCAGTTTGTTGCAAGTGCGAAAGAGCTATATCCAAATGCGAAGATTCTTACGCTTGAGGATAGTGACCGCAATGCAGAAGGAAGAAAGAATTTCTATGCGAAGATACGTTACAACGATTGGGATATGATTGTCGTTCCTCAATCAACCTTTGAGTTTATTCCTGATAGCGAAGAACGTCAGATGGCGTTTATCCAGGATAAGATAGAAGAGAAGATGATCGTCTTGGAAAAGATGAGAGACGCAGACAAGTCAGGTCGTAATTTAATCACTCGTCAAGCGGAGAAAGAAGTTGAGCAGCTGAAAGAAGAATTAGCAAATTTGACCAATACACTTTCAGAGAAGCGAACGGCAAAGGAAGAGAAGAAACGTGCCGTTACAAAACAGAATACGGAGGTTAAGGCTCGTGAGATGCTTGAGCGTAGAACGGATGAAACAGAGAATTTCGATGATATGGGAATTGACGCTCTGCTTATCGATGAAGCGCACGAGTATAAACATCTTGGTTTTGCTACAGCTATGCAGCGTGGTGTCAAGGGTGTTGACCCCTCATATTCTAAAAAGTCACAGGGTGTTTTCTTAAAAACACAAGCCGTGTTATCAAAGAGTCATGGACGTAACGTCATCTTTGCAACTGGTACTCCTATTAGTAATACAGCAGCAGAGATTTGGACGTTCATGCGTTATCTCATGCCTTCTGAAACTATGAAAGAGTATGGTATCTACTACTTTGACGACTTTGTGCGAAACTTTGGTAATATACAGCAGATGCTTGAGTTTACTACCAGTGGAAAGTTTAGGGAGAATAATCGTTTTGCAGGCTATATTGATTTACCAGAGTTAGTGCGTATTTGGTCAAGTGTATCTGACACGGTTCGAACAAAAGACGCTGGTGGGGTTAGTGATAAAATTCCTAAGATGGAAGGGGACAAGGCTCAAGACCTTTATCTACCTCAAACACCAGCACTTCGTGGTATTATGAAGTACGTTAAGGCAGAGTTGGAGGCATACGACAAGATGAGTGGTAAGGAGAAAAAAGAGAATTCTCATATTCCACTTACCATGTATAGTATAGCTAAGGCTGCAGCTGTGGATGCACGATTAGTTGACGAAACGGCAGAAGACGATTCTAATAGTAAGACCAATGAGGCTGTGCGTCAGACTTTACGCTCCCTCAAAGAAACAGTTTCTTACAATGGTACTATAGCTTTGTTTGCAGATAATTATCAGAATAAGACGAGTGGCTTTAATCTTTACGAAGATATTAGAAGGAAACTTATAGAGGCGGGCGTACCAGAGAAACAGATTGTTGTGATGAAGTCGGGAATGACCGTTAAGAAGAAATTGGAAATCTTCGATAAGGTTAATCGTGGTGAGGTACGTGTAATTATGGGTAGTACATTTACGCTTGGTACAGGCGTGAATATACAAGAGCGCCTACATACGCTTATACATATCGATGCGCCTAATAGACCTATGGATTATACGCAGCGTAATGGACGTATATTGCGACAAGGAAATATTCATAAGGATATGAATAAGCCTGTCCGTGTGCTTCGTTTCGGAGTAGAAGATAGCTTAGATGTTACTGCTTATCAGAGACTAAAGACTAAGGGTGCTATTGCTGAAAGTATAATGAATGGTAAACAGCTTATGGCAAACAGTATGGAGAATCGTATTCTTGAAGAGGAAGAAGACTCTTTTGGAGATACTGTTGCACAACTTTCAGGAAGCGAGTATGCTATGTTGAAGAACCAAGCAGAGAAGAACGTCCGTAAGTACGAAAGTCGCAAACGCCAGTGGGAAGCAGACCAAACCTATATTCACAATGCTAAGCCACGTCTTAATGGACTTATCAAAAAAGCTCAGCTTCAAAAGGAAGAGAACGAGAAGAACCTTTCACTTGTGAATAATACCTACCCTGATGGCAAATTTAAAGCTATCATTGTTGGTAAACATAAGTATGATAGTGTGGCAGGAATGGAGGACTTCTTCAAAGAGCATAACAAGAAGGTTAAAGAAGAAAGCGAAAAGGTTAAGAATGGAACCAATGCTACTTATGGCAGCACCATTAACGTTGATATTGATGGACTTACCTTTGCTATTCATACCGAGGTTTCTAAAGAAATGTCTTCTCAGGGTATTAATCTCTTCGCAAAGTCTACTCGTACAATGACCTATTCGCAAAAGGAACTTGGACTTGAAGATGTACCCGTAAAGGGGGCGTTAATGCGTAACGCAATTGAGGATATTACTGATAATATTATTACTGGTAATGATTTCAAGGAGAGTATAGAGCGAGCAACACAAAATATTGCACACTACAGCTCAGACTTAGAACATATCCTTTCAAGAGAAGGTAAACCTTTCGAATTCGAGAGTGAACTTGAAGAAGCTAAGGCGAAATTTGTAGAGTACACAGAAGCGATGAAGAAAGAAATGGAAGAAAAGGAAAAGAAGTATGCTGAGATGGATAAACACGTTGAAGCGGTCTCTTCACTTTCAGAAGTTTCAGAAGACGAGGAAACTCTTATGCGTTCTGGGCAGGGTTCATTCTCAGACAACGAACTAAGCTTTATCAATGACCCAGTTGCAAAAATGCTTGGTAAGAGCAAGCGTAGCGAGGAAGATAACAAGGCTTTTGTAGAAAGGGAACGTCAGCGCATGATGAGCCGTATAAGCGAACTTGCAGACAGGTTACACCTTGATAATGTTGAAGTCGTTACAGATAGTAACGGTTTGCAGGGCAAGAAAGCTAAGGCAAAAGGATTCTATTCTAAGAGTAGTGGAAAAATTACCATAGTCATCCCTAATCATTCAAGTGTAGAAGATGTAGAGAAGACTCTGCTACATGAGGCTGTAGCTCATTATGGACTAAGGAAATTGTTTGGTGAACACTTCGAGACGTTCCTTGATAACGTATATCAGAATGTAGAGCCAGAAATAAGACGTATTATAACAAGTCAAGCGGCAAATAACAACTGGGACTTCCGCACAGCGACAGAAGAGTATCTTGCAGGACTGGCAGAACGAACAGACTTTGAGAGGGTTCATTATGCAATATGGAATAAGATAAAAAGTTTATTCCTAAAGATGTTGCATAGTATCGGTTTTGAGGGCTGGTCAGCTACGGAGTTGAGTGACAATGAACTTCGTTATTTGCTATGGCGCAGTTATGAAAACATGAAAGAGCCAGGTAGATATCGCAGCATATTAGGTGAGGCTGAAGATATAGCAAAGCAAAATGAATTAAAGGTTGGGAACTATAATCAGCAGAACACTGATTCTTCTAATGTAGCTGAACGAGGAATTCTATATAGAGAAGATGATTCAAATGAGAAAAAGCAAGTTAATGCAAGAGAGAAGTACGAGCAGCGTGTTAATAGAGCTATGTTCCAGACACAAGAAGCCTTACAAGATAGCATGCTTGCTCTCAAAGAGGCTATGAATGCTATTACTAAGGCTGAGGGAAAGAATGTTAACATTGAAGACATTGATGGCTATGAAAATGCCTACTTAGGTGAAAACAGATTGTCATCAGTGAATAAAGCAGAGGCGGATGCTTTTGCGCACCTTTTGTTTAAGCCAATGCTTGCAGAAGTTTCTAAGATTTGCAAGAATGCACAAGAACGTGCAGAACTTGTAGATTACATGATGGCAAAGCATGGTCTGGAACGTAATGCTGTCATGCGTAAGCGTGCGATAGAAGATATCCTTAATAACGAAAAGTTAAGCGATGCTCAAAAGAGCGCACGTGCAGGTCTTGCAGAATATCGCGACTATGCCGGACTTACTGCATTAACAGGTAAAGATGATGTAACAGAGGCAGAAGTAGATGCGGAAGTAATGGTATCAGAGTACGAGAATACCCATGACACTACCAATTTGTGGGATAAGGTAAATGCAGTAAATGCAGCTATCTTGTCTAAAAGTTATGAGTGTGGAATGATGGACAAGGAAACTTATGAGAAAATAAGCGATATGTACAAATACTATATTCCACTTCGTGGCTTTGATGAGACCACAAGCGAGGAAGCATACGCATACCTTTTGCATCAGAATAGCGCTTTCAATGCACCAATCAAAGTTGCCAAGGGACGTTCTTCTAAAGCTGATGACCCTTTTGCGAATATGCAAAGTATGGCTGAGAGTGCTATAACGCAGGGAAATAGAAACAAACTTGTTAAACAGCGCTTCTTTAACTTTGTACTCAATCATCCAAGCGACCTCGTTAGCATTAGTGACATGTGGTTAAAATATGATGATGTGGCAGACGAATGGAAGCCAGTATTCCCTGACAACTTTGAGGAAAATGACTCAGCAGAGGATATTGAACAGAAGTTGAAAGAGTTTGAAGATAAAATGAAAAAGCTTGCTGAGCAGGCTCCAGACAAGTATAAGCATGGAAAGGAAACTGCAAATATTCCTTATAGAGTTGTTGATAGCCGTGACTTGCGTCAGCATCAAGTACTTGTTAAGCGTGGAGGAAGAGATTATGTTTTAACACTTAACGGTAATCCACGAGCAGCTCAAGCTCTCAATGGGCAGACTAATCCAGACAATGATACATCAGGTGCTATCGGTGCTATTCTTAAAGCTGGAGAGATGGTTAATAGACAACTAAGTGCGTTCTATACTACAAGAAATCCAGATTTTGTTGTATCAAACTTTATTCGAGATATGCTTTTCTCTAACTCAATAGTATGGGTAAAGGAGAATCCGAATTACGCATTACGCTTCCATAGAAACATTGCACGTTGCAACCCTGCACAAATAAAAGTCCTTCTTGCAAAGCATAGAAAAGGAACGCTTGACATGAATAATAAACTGGAACATATGTTCTATCAGTTTATGATGAATGGTGGCGAAACAGGCTATGCTAACGTGAGAGATATCGAGCAGCATAAGAATGATATTCGTAGAGAACTGAAGCGTGCTAATGGTAAGTTAAGTATTACAAAAGCTTTTAATTTACTTGGAGAAAAACTTGATGAATATAATCGTGCTGTTGAGAACTGCGCACGCTTTGCAGCTTATCTTACGTCACGTGAGATGGGTAGAACAGTAGAACGTTCTATTTACGATGCAAAAGAAATATCTGTAAACTTCAATAAGAAAGGTAGTGGTGCGAAGTTTATGAACGCAGTTGGGCAGACAAAAATTGGTACTGCCAGTGCTTTTGTTTCGGGTATAGGACGCAGCGGGTTTGTCTTCTGGAATGCCGCAATACAAGGTACAACAAACTTTGGTAGACAGTTTAAGAAACATCCTGCTAAGGCTTTTACCGCTTCGGCTATAATGTTCTTACTTGGCGCTGTAATTGCAGGTATAGGAATGGGAGACGGAGATGATGACGCAGATGCAAATAGTTATTGGAACTTGCCTGAATATGTAAGGCGTAGCAATATCTTGTTTAAGATAGGAGACCAATGGGTCTCTATTCCATTACCTGTAGAGTATCGTGCAATTTATGGCATGGGAGAACTTATGGTAAGTGCTATGAGTGGAAAGGAGCATTTTACAGGGTCAGAGTTAGGTAAGGCAATAGCCGGACAGGCAACTCAGGTTCTTCCTATTGACTTCTTAGAAGGTGGAGGCGGTGTTAAGGCATTTGTGCCAAGTGCTGTTAAACCATTAGCAGAAGTCTATAGCAATAAGGGTTGGACAGGTATGCCTATCTATAAAGACACTCCTTATAATAAGTACATGCCAGAATGGACAAAAGCGTACAAGAGTGCTAACAAATATCTTGTTGGAATAGCTAAGACGCTTAACAAGGCTACAGGTGGAGACGCTTACACTAAGGGCTCTGTTGATATTAACCCAGCGCAGATAGAATATCTCCTTAATGGATATTTTGGTGGTGTTTCTGGTACTATAGATAAACTTTCTAAGAGCGCAGAGACAATAGCAGGACAAAGAGAATATGACCCAAAAAGTTTCTTGGTACTCAATAGAATCTTGAAGAATGGAGATGAGCGTACAGAGGCACGTGCAATCAACAATGAGTATTTTCGTGTTAAAGAAGAGCATGATGTTTTAAAGGCAAGAATGAAGCATTATGAGAATGACACTGACAAAGGTCTCTTTGATTATGCTGATAAGATTGATTTTCTATATAACTCTCCAGAGTTTGCTCGTTATGAGATTTTCGAAGACTATAGTAAGGATATTGATGCCCTCAATGAAGAGTTGAAAGAAGCTAATGATGGAGCAGAACATCTCTCAATAGAGAAAGAGCTTACAGAGCTAAAAAAAGAGATGATTGAAGAAATGAACAAGACACGTAAATAGTTAAACTTATGATAGTGTAGGCATTGTTTATCTTTGCCTACACTATTAAATTGGATTTCAATATGCATACTGTTACAAATAAAAAGGAGAAGCTGATACCGATGAGCCGTATTACTCCAAATACAAAAAATGAGGAAATGGATACGGTTGCTTTTCGTGCAAACAATTTTGAGAGGCGTAGGGCTTTTGACGTGCTGATGGAAGCTCAACACTATTGGAACGAAATGGATCAGTTCCGAAAAGATAGACAGAGAAACAAGAGATACACCTACGGAGACCAATGGGACGATAAGATTTGCGTCGATGGCAAAACGATGACAGAGGAAGAATATATCAAGCAACAAGGTAACGTTCCGCTAAAGAACAATCTTATACGAAGGCTTGTTCGTAATGTACTTGGCGTATATCGCTCGCAATCGAAAGAGCCTACATGTGTAGCACGAGATAGAGATGAGCAGAAACTTGGAGAAACAATGTCTACCATTCTGCAATGTAATATGCAGCTCAACAGAATGAGCGAGGTATATGCACGTACAATGGAAGAGTTTTTGATATCAGCTTTTATTGTACATCGCAAAAGTTATGGATGGCGTAATGGTAAGGAAGATTGCTGGACGGATTATGTTCAACCTAACAACTTCTTTATCGATAACAATATGCGTGATTTTCGCGGTTGGGATGTTGGTTGCTTAGGAGAGGTGCATGATATTAGCTTTGGACAACTATGTGAACAGTTTGCAGAGACTCCCGAAGATTATCAAAAGCTAAAAGAGATTTACAAATGGGCTGCACGCAAAGAATTTCTTGCCAATTATGCAGAACGTTTTGGTTACAGTAGGCTTAATAATTACGATTTCCTATTTACAAGTGAGCCTGGAAGGTGTCGTGTTATAGAAGTTTGGCGCAAGGAACAGAAGCCGCGCTATCGTTGCCACGACTATCTTAATGGCGATATCTACAAAATAGATGAAGAAGATTATTACAAGGACGTCGTTTCAGTAAATGAGCAGCGTATGCAAATGGCTGAGGCTACAGGGATGCCACCAGAAGAAGTGCCACTTGTTAAAGCTACTTGGTTTATGGACGATTATTGGTATTTCTACTACCTTTCTCCATTCGGTGATATTCTGAAAGAGGGAGAAACTCCTTTTGAACATGGTAGCCATCCGTACGTGTTCAAGGCATATCCATTTATTGATGGAGAGATACATTCGTTTGTGGCAGATGTGATAGACCAGCAGCGATACACAAACCGTCTTATCACTCTTTACGACTGGATTATGCGTGCCAGTGCCAAAGGTGTATTGCTTATGCCTGAGGATAGTTTACCTGATGGAGTAAGCATGGAAGATATTGCAGAGAGTTGGGCAGAGTTTAATGGTGTTATTGTCTTCAAGCCATCAAAAAGCGGTCAAATCCCCCATCAGGTAGCTAATAACTCTACAAATATAGGTATAACCGAACTACTTAATTTGCAGCTCAAATTCTTCGAGGATATTTCAGGTGTTAATGGAGCATTACAGGGTAAACCTGGATATGCTGGCACAAGTGCAGCCAAGTACAACCAAGAAACGCAAAACGCTACAATGTCTCTTCTTGACATGTTGGAAAGTTTCTCGTATTTCGTTGTCGATGGTGCTTATAAAGACGTGAAGAATATTCAACAGTTCTATGATGGTAAGCGAGTATTCAACATTGCTGGTAAGGCAGGCGCACAAATTGAATACGACCCAAAGAAGATTAGAGACGTTGAGTTTGATTTGTCGATAACAGAAAGCACATCAACTCCTGCTTATCGTCAGCTTGCAAATGATGTATTGATGCAGTTATGGCAAGCAAATGCCATCAGCGTGGAACAGTTACTTGAACATGGTAATTTCCCATTTGCGGACGAATTGTTGCAGAGCATACAATCACAGAAAGAGCAAGTGCAGCAGGGGCAGACACCGCAGGGCGTTTCTCCTGAAATCATGCAACAGGCACAGCAGGGAGCAAATATGCAAGCAGTGAACCAGTTGCACCAAGCATTAAGGGCAGCATAACAATAAAAGGCGTAGGAATAAATCTTACGCCTTTTGTTTTATCTTTTCTTGTTTACATTCTTTTGAATATTCTCTATCGCTAAGGAGTCATTGGTAAGCGTTGCAATACCTTCAAGACCTTGTTTTTGT